CCAAGGGTGAGAAGGGCACCGGCATCATCTTCTTTAAGCAGTACCAGAAGGAAGTCGATGGCGAGAAGAAAACCTTTCCAGTGGTGCGGTCGTTCACGGTCTTTTCATCTGCCCAGCTTGACCAGTCGGTGAAGGAGTTCACGCCACCACCAGTGCGCGAGTACAGCGACGAGACCGAAATGGTCGCAGAGTGCGACGAGTGGGTGTCCATGCTGGACGCTGAGATCAATCACACCGGCAAGGGCCGCGCCTGCTTTATCCCCTCGATGGATATCATCGAGATGCCCAACCGCGAACTGTTCAGCGCGACTGACACCAGCACTGCCACAGAGTGCTACTACTCGACGCTGTTTCACGAACTAACCCATTGGACCGGTCACAAGTCACGACTTGACCGTCTGCGTACCTGCCGGTTCGGTGACAAAGACTACGCATTCGAGGAGCTAGTCGCTGAGCTTGGTGCGGCATTCCTATGCGCCTCGATGGGTGTATCTATCGAGCCACGGCCAGACCATGCCAAGTACCTCAATTCATGGATGCGCGGCCTCAAAGAAGATCCCAAGGTCATCAGCACCGCCGCACGTCTCGCACAGAAGGCCGTCGATTACATGCACGGCCTAGTCGAGGCAGAGACCACCGCAACGCAGGAGGCGGCGTGAGCCGCCCTCAACAGGAGGATATCCACATGAAACTTTCCAAGCGCGTTTTAGCAATCGTCGAGGAGCGACAGCATGCCGCAGAGTGGTGCGCCAAGATTGCCGCCCGAATCGATGACAAAGACCCGTCATTGCCCGATCACTTTACCCGTGAATATCAGACATCGGAGTACTACGCGGGCCTTAGGGACGGTCACCAGTCAGCCGTCGAATGCCTGCTGATGGCTCACAAAGCATACAACGGGTTCCGCTTCAGGGTGTGCAGTGATCACGGCGCAGAGTGGTACGAGTACGACCTGTCGAGGGCCAAGTAAACCCGCACTGATGAGCCTAGCTGGACACTAGGCGAAACACCCCACGGGGTGTCTGCGGAATCCACCGCTCAACTAGACCTAAGGAGGTCGCCATGTACTACATCAATCAAGAGGATCAATTCGGTATCGCTATGAAGGTCAAGACCTTTTCCCAGTTCTGCCGACTCCGCAAGCCAGCAGAGGGATCTCGATGGGGCGTTCGCAAGCGAGCCAAGATTGAGAACTTCGACGCCATCGACGAGTACGTCGTCAAGGGCGGCAAGCTGGTCAAGACCGGTCAGTCTCACTTAGTGATGACTAGCGACTGGTAAGACCCCGTCTGATGATGGCTCGCTGGATACGAGCCGAAACGCCCTGCGGGGCGTCACGGGAATCCACCCGACACGACCTAAGGAGGTCACCATGCAACGCAACGCACAAGCCGCCTACACGGTACTCAAGGATGCAGGTCTTCACCTAATGAAAGACAACTGGACCGATGGCGCCCACTTCGAGATCAGTCTCGAGAACACAAAGCACCTCGACCGATGGATCGCCAGCGAGGGAAAGCTCCCCGTTTACTGGGCTGACTTTTACGGCGAGATCTTCGACATGGACGGCTCGCAAGCCCTGAACGATTTACTCGAAAAGCACGGCCTGTACTTCGAGTGGGTCAACGCTGGCGTCATCGCTGTCTACAGCGTCTACGACCAATAGGAGGGTGACCATGAACGAACGAATAGCAGACCTGTACGAGGAACTGATGGATGCCCACTCCCTATGGACTGCGGCATTCGATGTCGAGGCTGACTACTGGCGTCGAGGCGAGGAGCCACCAGAGAGTGCCATGCAAGACCAAAAGACGGCAGACCGTCGAGCGCGTGAAGCAGTCGCAGAACTGCTCGAGCTTGGCATCGATGTGGAGGCGGCAGTACTACGTCGCCTCGATGCTCAGTATGGGGAGGACGCCGCATGAACAGACGAGACGAGCAACAAGTCATCTGCATGATCGGTATCAGTTTCATTCTAATCATGGCGCTGTACGCGCCCCTGTACTGAGGAGTACTAGCAATGCCAAAACATACATGGAAACCCTGCACCGATCCGATGGCTACCAACATGACCCACAAGGTCGGTGTCGTGTACCCATCCTATGACGAACTGGTTCGACTGTTCGGGCCACCCACCAGCAACGGTGATCCCTTCAAGACCGACGCGATGTGGGACGTCGAGTTCAGCGACGGGACGGTCGCCACGATATACAACTGGAAGAACGGCCCCGCGTTTGGCGGTCCCCCAGTCGAGCAGATCTTGATGTGGAACGTGGGGGGGCACGGACCCAAAGCGCTGGCGCGAGTCAGATCCGCTGTCAAGTCGATCATTTACTGAGGCCTCAGCCAGTCGGCCATCTGCGGGTGGCCTTCTGAGTGGGACTTCCACTGACACGAGCCAAAGGAGGCTTACATGCAAAACAGAGTAGTGAAGTTAACGGGGTTCAAAAAGCAACCCATCGGTGACCGCATCTGCCGGTCGGTTTATCAGAACGACAGGGACTGGGCTGAGGTGCAGGCAATGGCATTTCAGCGAGGCATCCTCGATCCAGACAACTGCTGGTTCGGTGACATCGCCAAGTTCAATGAGCAGGGTTCTGGGTTTGCCGGAACAGTCTCTGAGTTCCTATCCATCCTGCAACGCAAGCAACGAGGAGGTCGGTCATGATTTCAACGAGAGAGCGCAAGCTTTTAACGCCAGTTCAAGTTGGGCTGGCAACCAGCAACACAAAGAACGAGCTGTTAGCTGATCACAAACGCCTCGAGGCTACCCTTCAGTGGAAAGAACAAGAACTAAAGGAGCTTCAAGATCTGGTGCATGCCAAACAGCGTGAGATCTGGAGGGTTCGAGACTCAATCAGTGATTATCGAGTGGCAATGAAACACAGTCATCAGTTGACCCGCGAGAAGGAGCAGAGAGCGGCCTACTCAAAGGTCAGACGTCTAGCGGCTAAGTACGGTCTCACTATCCACAACGAAGGGTATCAAGGGCAGTTCGAGTACCGCTTCGATGCGTGGTGTGAGCGCCCTGAGTGGATCTCAACAGAGGACGACATCTACTACCAGAACGAGGGCTGTTTCGATGGCTGGGACGAGGTGCTAACCAAGGTGCAGTTCTATGCCGACTATGCAGACCAGCATGGTATTTCCATTAACAAGTAACAGGCACTGGGGTGGTGGATTTCTTTTCCCCGCCCCGATTTTTTTTACTGGAGATTTTTTTATGAGATCAATCAAAACATGGACCGTTAGACCGCTATGCCACGACCCTGTTACGGGTGACTCCTACAAGCTTTGGGAGATCGAGGAAAGCGAGACCGTGCTTCAGGACTACCGCAACCAAGGGTGGGATCTGGAGTGGACGTCACCGGAGGTGGCAAATCATCAGGCCTACAACGTCCTGCACCTGAGTAGGAACTTTTACGGCATCACGGAGGTGGAGTCATGAGAACCCTGAAAAAGCGTAGCGTTGAGGGGCTGGGCGAAGCTTTCAGACAAACCGGTGAAGCGCTACTTTGCCTCGATAATATCGACGAAGACTGCGAAGGATTCGATGAGTTCGACAAAGCTTACCTAGCGCTAGAGAAGGTTAGGTTTCACCTGTACCACACGATTTATGTCGCGCAAATACAGCAGGAGGTGGAGTCCTGATGGAGGCAGTCTACCGCTACACCATAACCGACAGGGCTACGGCCCTGTTACTTGGCGGCTATCGTGAAGACGAGGTCGTCTCAAATCTCATGGTCGAGTTCACCCTCGACGAGTTTCAAATCGAGGACTTGCCCAAGCTGGTCAGGTTCATCAACACCAAGAGGAAAAAAGCTGATGCACTACGAACTGCCTAGTCACATACTGGAGACAATCATCTCACCCACCGGAAGCTACAAAGCGGTGACTGCTCACCACCAAAAAGCAATGGCGGTTGAGATATTGAAGCGGCGCAAGATCATGGCCGAACTGGAACGCAAACTGGGGGAGCTGGTCATCGATAAGGCCGACCTGATTGCACTGAAAAGCTTGCTCGCAAAGGAGTTAACCCAATGAGTACTTTTGAAATCGGAGAGAAGGTGGACGTTAAGGTTCTGGATGGAGAGAAGCACTTCATCAAGAACCCTCGTCACCCACGACTGGTCAGCATCGAAAAGATCATGAACCAGTCAGGTCTGGGTCCGCACGACTGGATCTATTACGTGGAGGAAATCGAGGGAGAGAAGGACCGCTGGTTCGAGGTCATCGAGGTCAACATTCCGGTCATCGAGGACACCTTCAAGGATGAGAACGAGGAGCAGATCCTGCTTGGAATCTGCGAGGACGCCTTCCCAGAGACGCCCCTGTCTACCAGTGGTTACTTCGCGGAGGAGGCGTACATCGCTGGGGCTATGTTCCGCAACTCAGAGTACACCGTCAGATTGCATCGAGAGTGCGGCTTCAAAGGCCAGAGCTACGGTGATTATCTGCGCTACACATGGGAGCTTCAGTAATGGTTACTGCGTTAATTGAGATGGAACTGAGCGAGCTAGATGTGATCAACCCTGTTGTTCATCGATGGACTGAGACCGTAGAATCTGAGGGCCGCGTCGAGCAGGTGCGATTCTTTGAGGTTGAGTGGGATCGCATCGAGTGGAACGGTCATATTGTGGAGCTGGACACCGACGGTGAGAGAGACCTCGAGGACTACCTGTCGGAGCAGTACCCATGATCTTTGAGCTTGCGACAAACAACAGCGACGATGCCAAGATAGCAGTCGAAGCGGCAAGGCAAATGGCTGAGCGATTCAGGGAGCCGGTGGCAATCCTGTTTGACTACTCGACCGTGCTACTGCGCCTCAACGATCAACCGGTAATTGAGATCGTGTACCCTGAATGGTGGACTGGAGACAGGTATGGATAACAACGAATCATTGCGGAAGGTTATGCATGAGCGTCAGTTATCAGGCAAGCAGGTAGCAGATCTGCTGGGCATGACGGTGGAGGGCGTCTACAACTGGACCCGAACACCGGAGACCCGTGGCTACAGGCGCATGCCTGACACCGCCTACAAACTGCTGGCGCTCCAGCTAAAACTAGAAGACACCCCGCAGTAGCGGGGTTTTTTATACCCTGATGAACCTGTCCACGCTGTAGTGGAGTAGCACCTCGATGTCCTGAGGATCACCCCTATCTCTGCGCCCACCGATTGCCGTGTAGTCTGGCGTGTCAGCGAGGTTGATGTAGCCGACGGTGTCAGTCCATGCCACAAACAGAAACGACGGGATGCCAGACACACTGGACAGCATCCTGATCCGTGCAATTTTGTCAGCACTGATCATATAGGTGTTGAAGGTGGTGCTGGCGTAGTTACGCACCTTGATCTCAACCATGCCCACAACGTAGCCATCACGCTCAAAGAACCAGTCGAGACCATACAAGCGCTTGGCCTTGATTGCCTTAGCGTTGTAACGCTCAGCCAGCAGAGTGGCTATCTCTTCCTCGTTGGCTCTGTCTTGAGCCGTCTCATAGATAGGTCTAGCCATTGCGTTTTTTCCAGATCCGCCGTGTCCAGTAGGTCACGATCTCGTTGAAGTGAGGTACAGGCTCAACCGCTGGCAGGCTATCAAGAAATTTCTTGATGGACTCCACATCCTGCTGGGCGTAGTGGTGAGGTAGCTCGAGGTAGAGTGACCGGAACATCAGGTCGTGGAACTGTGGGTCGATGTTCTGATGGACGTAAGCCTCGACCGCTGGGTAGTCGAGTCTCTCTGCCGCGAGCTTGAGGTGCGCCCTAAACTCTGGAATCCGCAAGAAGCTTTTCCCTGACGATCATGATCCCTTCTTCCAGACCTACCGTGCAGGTGTAGTCATGGTTCTCTGGGTAATCTCCCACTACGTGCAAGGGGAAGACCATGCGTATGGGACGGCGATCAAATCGGTAGATAAGGAGGGGGATATATTTTTCTCCCGCCGCTTTTAAAATTTGCTCCCACCACCACTGTTGGTGGATGTCCCCCTTGGCGTAGCGCTTGCACTCGATCAGGAACGGTCCCAGCTTGAGGTCACCCTCATCCGCCACCTGATACTGCGTCAGGTTTCGACGCAGTCCTTGAGTTGCTTCATCCCCCAGCCAATCGCGAAACACGTTGACCACTTCGCGCTCGAACTGAGCGCCCTTTGTTCTTGAATTAACCATTGGATATCTCTTGCATTAACCAACCCAGATACACCTGCGCTTTCGCGAGGTCTTCCTTGGGGTTGTCTTTGTCGGCGTAGCGCCATGAGTACTTGATGATGTTGCCCTTCAGGTAGCCCTGAAACGCTTCGGGAGACATGCTCGCTTTGATGGCGTCGATGCACTCGAGGTCAGGGAACTTGTCGTTCTGACTAGAGTAGTGCTTCGGCCTCGAGACTCGGTCCCAGTCTTCCGGTGTCGCATCGTTTAACGATAAGTGATGATGTTTGCTCATGGAGAAACTCCTCTGTTCCGTAGCGCTCAATAAACTGAGCTTTGTAGGGATGGCG